AAAGAAAGGTCATACACCATTTACACCAATGAGCCTATATAACTACCTAGGATACCCAAGCGAAGCACTACCATTAAAACAAAACCAATCAGAACCAAAACCAGAACTAGATAAATATACAGGGGTTAAACTAGGAAAAACTACAGACATAAGCCAATACGCAAAAGAAACAAAATTAGCAAACTATACAAATATAGAAATATCAGCATTAAAAGCCATAATGTACCAAAAAATATGGCGGGATAAATATAGTCCAAAAAACTTACTACAAGACAATAAAAACTTATTTCCAGACAATGAAGACCATTTTATATTAAGTTATAATGCAGATGAAGTAAGTACAATAGACTATGAAAACGAAAACACAGAATTTGAATATAGCGAAGATTTAGACGATCTAAACTACTACACACTTAACGACAAAGATAAAAAAGTAAGAATAGATTGTCTAAGATTCAGACAATTTCAAGGCGACAGATTTACAACGGCTAGTCCATTTCCAGAAATGTTACGTGGTGATATGCCTAACATGGATATAACACTTAATACTAACGACATAGCAGAAAACCTTAACATCAGAATAAACGGACAAGAAGTAACAAAAACAGACGGAACAAAAGAAATAAAAGACCCAAGAAGCTCAATAAACACAACAGGACTATTAACAGGAAAATCCAAAGAACTAATAGACTACACATTAAAAGACAATCTATATCAAAATCCACCAGAATGGAACGATAACGGAAGATATGCAACAATACAAGTCGGAAAAGACGCAACATCACTAGTACTATTAGGAACGGCAACAAGCCAAGAAGAAACAACTAAAGTACAATCGAGCATAACACTTTCACAGCTTAGAAGCCTTGAAGTATTCACACTCTTTGCGGAAAGAATGGCACGAACAAACGGCGACTACAACGAAATGATTAAAGCGCAATTTGGCTACAATCCTAAGACAAACAACCGAGAAGCAATTTACATAGGCGGAAGTTATCAAGACATCATACTAAACTCAATTTATCAGACATCAGAAAGCACAAACAATAGCGCACTGGGTCAACAAGTAGCACAAGGAATTTCAGCAAGTTATAACAAATTAGGACACTTCAAAGCGGACGATTACGGCTATGTAATGGTGATAATGTCAATAGTGCCAGAAACAATTTACACAACAGGAATAAGCAAACTTGATACATCACTATCATTTGAAGAACAGTATTTTCCAATAATGAATAACTTATCAGCAGAACCAATACTAAACAAAGAATTATACGTCAGCGGAGAAGAAACAAAAGACAATGATGTATGGGGATACGGAGAAAGATTTAGTGAATGGAAATCAAGAAGAAACCAAGTAAGCGGATTTTCAGAACTGCCAAACACTATATCAGAATACGACAGTGCTTTAGTAATGGCTAGAAGATTCGACAAAACACCAGAACTAAACGCAAATTTTGTAACGGCATACCCAAGCAATTACAGCTTAGACGGATTTACGTCAGATGAAGAACCTCCATTCGACGTAGCAATTAGGGCAGATGTTAACGCATATTACCCAATGCCATACGCAACAATACCGCAAGGACTAGGAACAAGAGCATAAAAAAAACACGCTTTAGAGCGTCTAAGAACGCTTTAGAGCGACTTTATAAGGAGCAACAACATGAAACACCAAACATTTATTTCAACATCAAAAAAATCAAATATTTGCAATCCTACAGGAGAAAGCAAAACAGACAAATCACAATTCAGACCAGACATAGCAAGCACAAGAGATAAAGCAATTCAACTAGAACAAACAGGACTAGGAAGAACTGGACTATATGACGATACAAAAATAACAGACAACGAAAAACAGGCAATAGCATACGCAAGAAAACAAAACCGAGACATAACAGAAATAGAAAGCATAAAAAACACACTAGAAAAAACAATTGAAAACGGTAAAGAAAAGGATAAAAAACAACTAAACGAAAAAAAACAAAACATTGAACTTGCTAAAACTTTAAAAAATATCGAAGAAAACACAAAAATAGCAAATGAAAAAATAGAATATTAAATATTAAAATGTAAAATTCTCGCATTTGCTTAATCTTAACAAGAAATATAAGCAAATGCGGAAAAAGTCAACAACTTTTTAAAATCTAAACATCAAATAAAGATAAAAACCAAGAAAACCAAGACCAACAACCAAACCGACAATTAAAACAACTGTCAAAACCAAATAAAATATATTCTTAAAATCAATCATATTACACATAATAACATATAAATAAATATTACACTAGCAATTTATCACAATACACGCGCACACGGACGCGCGAAAAAAAAAACGCACGCCCGCGCGCACGTTTTATGAAAAATTGCTAATTCATGACAAAATCACAATTAAAAAGACTTATACACAAGTTACCCACATTTCGGGGCTATATATAAAGCCCCTTTCATGTGGATAACTTATGCATAAGTCATCACGAAATACAGTTATTTTACTCCAAAAATAACAGCCAACAAACTTCCTACAAATGCACTAATGCACTGTAAGACAACCTTAAAAATGTTTTTAGGAGTTTCACTCATAAAAAAATAATAAAGCAAAAAAAGACAAGACACAATACATAAGAATACTTATCATTAAATATAAAAACAAAATTAAGATGTATAAAAAAGTAGACAATTTAAGAAAAAATATAACATAAAATACTAAATAAAATTAAAGTAAATACTAAATAAAATTAAAGTAAATACTAAATAAAATTAAAGTATACAAAAAAAATAAAAACAACAATAAAAATAAATAGTAAAAAAAAATAAAATTTCAAAAAATTAACAAAAAACTAGTTGACATAATATTCATTATAGAAAGTAAAATAGAAGTGCTTTTTACTTTCTTGCTTTTCTACTTTTCTAGGGACTTTTCGAGTTTTCACTCTTTCATTTTTCGAGGAACAATGAACAAAAAAAAACAAACAAGCGTATATTTAAATGAAAAAGATATAGAAATATATCAAAGACTTTACCCAAGAACTTTAGGACTGTTTCTATGTAAAGCAATACATCTAGCAATAAAAGATAAAGAATACTTCTACAAAACATTTACATCAAACGAACAGGAGCAATAAAAAAATGTGGGGCGAAATAATAGGTAGCGGAATAGATGCAATAGCAAACACAAATATAACACAACAACAAAACGAAACTAATAAAGAAATAGCACAAATGAACTTAGATTTTCAAAGAGAAAATCTAGATTATCAAAAAGCACTACAACAACAAATATTTGAAAGAGCCGATACAAGTTACCAAAGAACCGTAGAAGACATGAGAAAAGCAGGACTAAATCCATTGGCAATGAACGGAACTAACGAAACAGGCGGAGCAATACAAACAGAAGCTCAACACAACGATTATACAGCAGACTATAGCGGATACATGAACACAGTAAGCAACATGATAGACACAATGGAAAAAATCCAAAACTATGAAACTGGGAAAAATTTTGACAGAGAGCAAAAAGCAAAAGCTGACATCACAGAAGAAAACGCAAAGATAGCAAAAATAAACTCAACACTAGAAAAAGCAACAATACAAGACAAAATTAAAATGTCAAATCTAAACAGAGAAGAAAAAGAAAAACTAATGAAAGATTTAGACAGAAACATGGAATACAACGAAGCAAACAAATTATACAACGGAATGCCCGAAGATGAACGAACTGCAAGAATATTAAGCGGTGTTACAAGCAACACAGACGAAAAAGAACACAACATAGAAAGGGAAGCATTAGCAAGACTAAAAAAAGGACTAATTGAAGGAGCCCCAATAATGACTAATGCAGACAGCAAAAGAAAATCAAACGAATACAAAGAAGAACAACAACAAAAAAAAGCTGAAAAACAAAAAAGGAAAAATAAAAAAAGATGACAATAGAAACAAAACTAATAAAAGAGTTTAAAAACGAAATTGAACGGCTTTATTTACTAAGCAAAACAATTAACACTAACGGAACAAAATATGAAAGCATGATAGAAGAACCAAAGAGCCAAAACGCTAGAACATACGC